ACGGAATATATGGCGACAAATCAGGCTTTGGACTTACCTGCTTTATTGTTTTATAGTTGATAAGACCATAATCATCTTCTCCAGCGGGCTTTAATAGTTTGCTCAAAAATTTAACAAGTCCCCGAACTGTTAAAATTTTTGTATGGTCTAATGTCTCGAATAGCTTAGTCCATTTTGTTTTTCCACTTTCTTCATTGTTGCCTGTATTTTTTTCAATTATTTCTTTTACTCTATCAGAATCAGTCTCAGCTTCTGTGCTAGAATAGAGCTTTGCTATTCCATGTTTTTCTTCTGTAGCATAATCAATTTTTTTTATATAATTTTTTTCAACAATTTTTTTAAATTCATTGTGAGTATGCATACTTACTAATGCATTGTTATCAACTGTCAAACTTACATTCACTTCATCAGATAACACGAAAATTAAATCTAGAGTAATTGTTGTTATTGACTGTCCTTGTGGTGGGGATATTGTGTCAGGATTCTCGGCAATCAAAATAGCAAACAAGATTTCATTATCCATATCATCTTTTGCATAAACCCCTATAGCATTCATTTTATACGTGACATTCAATCCATCATTTGTAAATATTCCTCTGATTTTTACTTTCTCTTTATTTTTTGTTACTTCACTTATGTTAACAGATTGCTTTGGGTTATCTAAATTAAGTATTTTGGTAATATCCACTGTATCAACATAAACATATTCTGTAGACTCTATTCTATTCAATAAAATTTTAGTGTTATTAGATAATGCTCTACTTATATATTCTTTACCCTTTTCTGTAATCACACTACGTTTAAATGTAGCCATTTTTAACCTCCTATCTCTATAACATATGAATTATTAATTACTGTACCTATACCATAATTATATTTGACATTATTTTCTCTGACATAACTTATACCATCTAAATGACTTCGTACATTTTTTATATTTTCAATAAGATCTGTCATTTTCTTATAAATCTTCGGATCACTTGTATCTGCAGTGGTCTTTACTTTAAATTTCCCAGCTTCTCCATCATATTTGTACCACTCTTCAATTTCAGAATTTCCAAAAATGGAATCACATAGTTTTTTTACAGCTCCTAATGTTCCTTTTTTCATATGCGATAATAGACTTTGAATAATTAATAATCTTTTTTCTTCTAATGTAGTACTTTCATTTATGCTGTCAACATGGAACTCCCATAACAGTAATTCAATTTCTCTTTCTTGCAGATAATGAATTCTATCCAGCACGTTCAATCTTTCCTTTATTTTTTCATTTTCTTTTTGAATGCAATAATCTATTGACTCATATATCCACTTTGTAGTTTTATCATTTAAAGTTGATTTTGCAGCAATATCTGTTAATTTTAAATAATTTACAGTTATCATGATTCCTCAACTCCTTGATAATTCAAAGTAACATTTTGACAAACTCCTATCTGATTAAATTCTAATTTTTTAAAAACAGGGGCGGTTATTATTGCTCTTTTTATTCCAATAAGTTTTAATCTCTTTATAAGTTCATCAGGATTAATATCTCTTCCTAATTTTTCTTTTTGCCACAATACATATTTATCAGTTTCAATTTTTACATTTTCTTGTATAATATTCACTAAAGATTCGTTTTCTTTATCAATAAAATAATTTAAAGTTATATCATAGTTCACAACCGTTGGATTTTTGACTGTTACTTTATCAGTTAAAGGTCGTATATAGTCATCATTTACAACTTTCATAACCCTGTCCTTTAATTCCGAGGTTGGTAATCCGGTATCACTCCATATGTATATTTCAACTTCACAAGGTTTTGGACTGGTAACTTTAACATCAATTATTGCCTGACTTGCAGTTTTTGCCCAAAATTCATAAGCTCCCGCTGGTCCTGCTACAGAAAACGATTCAGGAAGCGTTCTAATTCTTTCTCTATAAATTTCATCAAGTTCCCTGTCAGTTCCACCATTACTTGCAGTTATATTTTCAACTTTTAAATAATGAGGATAAATATCCACCATATCCTTTATCTGTCCAACTGGTATTCCATTTCCTACTTTTCCAATTGTATTACATGACGCAATGCCATCAGTAAACAAGTTACTCTTTAATATTTTATTTTCCTCATCTGTTTCAAAATAAAGGTCGTTATATCTTATCCTTGAACCTTTCGGAATAACTATATCTGTTGATTGTAGAGCAGAAATATAAAATCTGAATGTTGCTCTTGCTGACTGTTCTAATAGTCTATTTCCACGTTCTCCATATATTTCACCTCTCAAATCTAGTCTTTCATCCCTTGCATACCTTAAATAATTTTGTTTTAAATCATCATTATATTTTTCTTCTCTAAGCGATAATAGATATGAAACAGTTTTAAATATTAATGTTTCAGGACTTGCTTCACTTAATTTTCTTCCGCTCAGTTCTTGAAATCTATCAATCATTATTTTTTCCATTTCCCAAGCATCAGAATCTATTATCTGATAATCTTCAGATATTATTTCACTCAATCTCTATCACCTCGATTCCCAATGTAATTTCAAATTCATTCTTGTACTTATCTGTCATTGTTATCTGTGTAGTTTTAAGTAAAGCTCGTGGCTCATACTTTCTGAATGTTTCAAGCAACTGAGCCATTATCTTATTTTCCACTACATTTATATTTTTATCTATCAGGTCACTATCAAAACTAAAATCACGGTTGAGCGGCTGTTCCTCTTTGTACACTCTTAAAAGCATTCCGACATTTGTAGTAACTTCTTCAACTAAATTTTTAGGAGAATAATTTATTTCCTGGTCAGATGTCACATATATCATCTTACATACCTCCTAAATAATTTCTGATTACATTCATCAATATTTGTCTATCCGTTTCAGATTTCATAGTTTTACTGTACTCTGTCATTTCTTTTATCTTATCTGCGGTAATTAATCCTGCTCTTATAAGATTCATGAATTCATGTACCTTATAATCTTTTTTAATCTGTTCAAGTTTATCTAATATTTCATTCTTTTTATTTTCTATCGTTTCTATTGTTTTATTTATCTTCTCAGTTACCTTATTTATATTTTTTTTCAATTGATCCAGTTTAGTTTTTTGTTCTTCCTGAACATTTTCAACTTCTTCTTCTACCAGCTTTTCCTGTTCCTTCTTTTGTGCTTTTAATTGCTCTATTATCTGATTATACAGTTTTGGATTATCTATATACTCTTTTAACGTCAATTCTAGATTTATGACATCAAAGCTGGAAGTTTTTTTGTTAAAGTATGAATTTTTTTCATTCATATCTATTATCAAAAAAGGGAAAGCTCCGAAGGTCTGCCCCCCGAATGTTAAATAACCATATTCTCCAAATTCCCACATGGTTTTTATTTTATCCAGCTCTTCAACTGGAGAGGAATCAGGTAATAATGTTGAAACTAAAGAAATTCCAAAACTTATTTCTATAAGTTCTCTTCCCTGATGTCTCACCATCCCGGGTCCATATATTGCATTATGCTCAAATATTTTACTTTTATATGTCCTTGACAGTTCATTATTGATTGAAGTTGCTTTTTTATCAGAAACTTCAAATATTACATCTCCAAGACTTCCTATCATTATTGAGGACCTCCTGTCTTATCTCCTCCGGCAGTAACTCCTCTATGGGTGTGAGTATTAAGGTTAATGTTTCCACCTGTTACAGTTATTCCGGACACCGTCAAGTTTCCATTGATTTCAGTATTAGCATTAATAACAACTTTTGAAACTGGATTTAAAGTTAAAACTCCATTGTCATAACTGTAAAATCCACCATCAGAAAATGTTCTCTTTACTTCATTTTCATTAGCAGAACCACCTCGCATTGGACATCCAAGCACCACTCCCTGTTCCATCATTTCTGGAAAAAATAAACAGTAGACTGTCTGTCCAACTGAAAGCATATAATTATCAGAATGGCTTTCAGAAAAAGGAACTAAAATATTAAGCCAGTCACTTGTTTTGTCGTCACCGGCAGAAAATAAAACTCTTACTTTCCTTGTTTTGTGATCTATCGCACTTACTTCTCCAGCCTTTAATATTTCTAACATTTTAACTCCTTTCTACCTGCTCATTTTTCTATTAGTCGGATTGTTTTTATTACTTGATTTATTACTTGCCTTAGTATTTTTACTGTTCTTATTGCTGTTACTTTTCTTATTCTTTTTACTAGATTTTTTAGCAGATTTCTTTCTTTCTTTTTCTGCTTCTTTTTTCTTTTGTTCTTCTTTAGTCTGAGCTTTAGCATTCTTTTCAGCATTTTCCCTAGCTCCAACTTTCATACACTCAAGCTCACACGAATAGTCTCCAGTAATGTCATGTTTAACTTTATCAATTACATATTTTCCCTCAAATTTACCCCAGCTTTCATCTAATTCTATTATCATTCCCGCCATGTATTTAGTGCTTCCATCAACTGTCAAAGTAACCTGATATTCCTGTTTCAAATTTTCCTTTAAAGTTTTTTTGGCCACTTTCTTCGGATCCGACTTACCTTTGGTTTTTATTTTGTGTACCTTTTCTTTTTTACTTCTTTTCTCTTTCTTATCCGCTTTTTCTTTAAGTTTACTTTTAGCTTTTTTATATCCGGAAGACTTTTTTCCATTCTGTTTTTTATATTCTGCATAAGAAATATCAGGCATCAGTTTTCACCTCATTCCGTTTTTCAAGTTCTTCTTTAGTCATTGTTTCTCTGATTAACTTTTTCTTGTCAGGATCGTAATAACTTACTTCCACTTTGTCATATATTCCTTTATTTTTCTTTTTCAAGCTAAAACTACGGATTCGGCTATCTCTAATATTAAATTTTTCAATTGTTTCATTATCTTTTATATTGTCATCATCAAAAATAATAATAGTATCATCAGATATTTTCATACTAAGTCCAGTTTCTTTAATGACTCTATCTATAAAAGCTAAATCAGTTTCATTCTCCTGATCTAGTCTTTTATAGTATTCGTTATCAGCATGGATTTCTACATTCATTTGATGTAGTACTGCTATCTGATTAACAAGCTCTTTTAATGTAATCATTTCCCAAGCTTTAGTATTTTTCTGATCACGTATATTTCCATCGAGCGGAATAGCTATACACTTAAGGTTAAGCCTGTCATTGTCAAAAGTTGGTTCATCTATGTAAAAAGTTCCTATGTCCAAAAAGCTTCCGTCTTTCCCATTGTCCTCATATATTCCGACTATTAACTGAGCATTTTCGTCCGGATACCATTCTTTAAGCCAACGATAATCCATGTTCTCTAGTTCTAACTCAAGGTCATCTATAGCATTCTTACTGTTATCAGTGTAATTAAGAGAAGAAATGGAATGCGATATATCCTCAGATATATCCACTCCGTTAAATATCACTATTACTTTTATTCCTCTTGCTAATGGCATTATTTACCTCTTTTCCAAGGTGGCAATTTTTCTTCTGGAATCTCTGTTTCAAAACTTTCTTCAATATTTGGAATCATAATAGGAATATTCCCAGGGAATATTGATACATCTATTAAATTTAGATTGTTTCTTATGATCCTATGAAAGTATTTTTCATTTCCATAGACTTTATAAGCTATCAGATCCCACGTATCTCCGCTGACAGTTCTGTATACTTTTATTTTCATTTATCCAAATGCCACCCTTCTTTTTCTGTTATCACGTTCCTTAAGTATTCTTTCTACTTCTTTTGCTATTTCCAAGGAATTATTACCTCCATTTATATGAATATGGATAATATCGCCACCAACATTTGCAGAACTATTTCCACTTAATCCAGCAACCTTATTTTTAAGCTTAGTTACTCCTTCTCTCAAAGTACTTCTTGTTTGACTATTATTTAAAATCTGAGTACCCCTCGGAAGATTCAGTAACATTTCATGTTCGGCAAGAAACGCTGGCTGTCCTGGTATCTTAATCATTTCTGCCCCACGCTCGGCAACAGTAGTAAGTCCACCAGACCAATAATTAGTTCCAGTATAGTTTTTTCCAAAAAGTCCTCCAATTAATGGTAAATTTTGGGCTTTAGTCTTGATTTCATTAAACTTGTCGCCAAAATATGTCACTACTTTATTCAGTATACTTTTTACTCCATCTATCATGCCTGAAAATCCACTTTTAATACTGTCCCAGACTCCCAGTGCAATACTTTTAATTGTATTCCAGTCTCCAGTAAATACAGCTTTAACAAGTCTAATTCCAGTTTTAATAGCATTCCATGCGTTAGCTGCAGAAACTTTAATTCCGTTCCATACCATTCTAGCCACTATCAATATCCCTCTGAATATAGCTTTTATTATAGCAATATTAAATTTTACATATGCCACAATGGCACCCCATACAGCAATAGCAGCAAACTTAATAGCATTCCATACAGCCTTTGCTACAGCAACTATTCCTCTGAAAACGGCTTTCCATACATTTATACAGAATTTAATATAAGCAGTTACTCCATTAAAGATAGCCTTCCACACTCCACCAGCCCATTTCAGATATGCAACTATTCCATTCCATGTTGCTATAGCCGCTCCCTTTATCCAGTTCCATGCTGCAATTGCACCAGCTGCTATTGCTTTCCACATAGCATTCACAAAATTTCTAAATCCTGCACATTTATGATACAGTACAACAAGTATAGCTATTACAGCTACTATTGCAACTATTATAAATACAACAGGATTTGCTAAAAATGCTGATTTTATAGCTAATCCAACAGCTTTTACAACACCCTGTATT